AAGACTTTCTAAACCAGCTATAGAATTGAAATATACCCATATTATATAATTTGTAATATAATATATTAATTCTACCCTTTATATCAGTTTTTTGAAAATTTTTACTGATAAATCAATTTAAAGACTTATGATTTTATATATATATCAAATGTCAGAACTATTTAATTGTAAAACTTGCCATCGTAACTTGAATAAAGATGAATTTATTAAAGATGATAAACAATATAAAACATGTAATATTTGTAGAAATACAGTTAATTCAAATAGACGAAAACATATATGTCAAGTTTGTGGAATTAAAGGAGTCTTTAATATTAAAGGTGAAATTAACGGTATAAGATGTAAAACTCATAAGGAATTAAATATGATAGATGTTACACGAAAATATTGTCAAGTTTGTAATAAAAAACAGCCTGTTTTTAATTTTGAAGGGAAATTAACTGCTTCTCATTGTGCTGATTGTAAAGAAGTCGGAATGATAAATGTGAAAGATAAAAAATGTCAAGTTTGTAAGAAAAAACAACCTAATTTTAATTTTGAAGGAAAATTAACTGCTTCTCATTGTGCTGATTGTAAAGAAGTCGGAATGATAAATGTAAAACATAAAAAATGTCAAATATGTAATAAAACAAGACCTAATTTCAATTTTGAAGGAAAATCAATAGCAACTCATTGTGCTGATTGTAAGGAAGTTGGTATGATTGATATCAAAAGTAAAAAATGTCAAGTTTGTAATGAAACAATACCTAATTTCAATTTTGAAGGAAAATCAATAGCAACTCATTGTGCTGATTGTAAGGAAGTTGGTATGATTGATATCAAAAGTAAAAAATGTCAAGTTTGTAATGAAACAATACCTAATTTCAATTTTGAAGGAAAATCAATAGCAACTCATTGTGCTGATTGTAAGGAAGTTGGTATGATTGATATCAAAAATAAAAAATGTCAAATATGTAATAAAACAAGACCTAATTTCAATTTTGAAGGAAAATCAATAGCAACTCATTGTGCTGATTGTAAAGAAGTCGGAATGATAGATGTAAAACATAAAAAATGTCAAATATGTAATAAAACAAGACCTAATTTCAATTTTGAAGGAAAATCAATAGCAACTCATTGTGCTGATTGTAAAGAAGTCGGAATGATAAATATCAAAAATAAAAAATGTGAAATTGAAAATTGCAATACTCGTTCTTCGTATGGATATTTAAATCAAAAATTATCAAGATGTGGTAAACATAAATTACCTTTAATGTTTAAGAAAACAAAACCTATTTGTAACGATGAAAAATGTAATGATATAGCTGAATATGGTACATCAGAACCTTTACATTGCGAATTTCATAAGTCTAATGATGATTTACATCTTGTTGGTACTACTTGTAAAGGATGTAATAGAGAAAATGAATTATGTAATAACGATGGACTATGTTTAACATATTGTAGACCTAATGAGATTTATCAAAGTGCTAAACAGTATATTAAGAAAAAAGAAAGTTATGTCTTAGCTTATTTAGATAAAAATATCACTGTTAATAGAAAACCTATCGATGATTCGATTATAGATTCATCGTGTGTAAGAAGAAGACCTGATAGAGTTTATGATTTAGGATTTGTTTATTTAATAATAGAAATTGATGAGTTTCAACATAGTTCTTATTATAGTGTATGTGTATTTGATAAAGATACACAAGAATTAAGAAGGATGGTTCAAATTTCAGAGGCATTGAGTATGAATCAAATACCTTGTATTTTTATTAGATTTAATCCAGATGAATTTTCAGTTGATGGTAAGAAACAAAAAGTAAATATGGCTAAAAGATTAGAAATTTTGAAAAAGTGGATAGAATATATCCAAAAAATGAAACCAGAAGATTTTGAAAACGAAATGGAAATACAAATCAAATATCTTTTTTATAATGAATATAAGGATGAAGATTTAAGTTTTCAAAAAATAACTGAAGAAATGATGAAAAAAATGATAAGACAATAGACTATAATTTTCATATATTTTTAATATGAAAATCAAACATGAATCGATAACTCTTTAGCAAATCTACTTGGATTTTTCTTTCGAAAGTAACTATAGAAATGATATATATTTATAATTCTACCTTTTGAAATTATTTTAAATCAATTATAGTAATCGAAAAATAAATTTATTACTTCTACTGTTTTTTCAATTTTGTTACTTATATTTAGATAAAATTCTAATATTTTAGAGAGTGTATTTAATCTATATTTCCATTCTTCCTCTTTAGTTTTATTAATAATACAAATTCCTAATTTGTTTATAGTCCAACATGATGATACGATTTCATTATTCAAATTTTTATAACTATCTGGATTAAAACGAATCATTAATAAAGGACGATGTCCAATATCTTTTGATATAATCATGATTCTACTATTTTCACATGATGTATCATAACTTTGATGTTGATTTTCATCAATTTCAATTATAACAACCATATAACCTAAATCTAATAATAAATCAGGTCTTTTAGAAGAACATCCGTCTGCTACTGTTTTATCGTAAATCCAAGTGTAACTTTCTTTAGGAAAAACAGAAAGAATATATTCAACTACAGTTCTTTCTTTTATTTTATAATTACGAACAACAGGTTTATCTGGAAAAGTATGAATATAACATCTCATACAATAACCATCATACTTTTTATTTTTTCTCACTTCACATAATGGAGTGTTACATAATCCAGAACCACCACATTCTTTACAGTATACTTTCCTTTTTTTATGTTCGCAAATTGATCCGCCATCACATTCAATACAAATATCTTTTCTTTTGTTGTGTTCACATTTTCTATTTTTGATTTTAGTTTCTAAATTTTGAATTAATAATTCGTATTTGAATTTTAATTTTTTAAAATCAATATTTCCATTAAGTAAAAGTTGATATTCTATTTCTTTGTCATTTATTAAATCATTCATTTCTTTCATATAAATATCTTTAAATTCAATATCTTTCTTTAACATTTCATTTTCGTATTCTAATTCTTTAATTGTTTTCTGTTGTTCGATATTTTTAATTTTTTCTTGTAATATTTCATTTATAACGTCCTTTATAAAAATTTGTTCGATATTTTTAATTTTTTCTTGTGATAATTTATTTTGTAAATCCTTTATCATATCTTGTTCGATATTTTTGTTTGTTATTTCTATTTTTTCTTTAAATGAATCATATCTTTGTTTACAAGTTTCTTTATGTCTTGTTAAATTTACTTTCTGTGAAAACGTTTTATCACATGTATCACAATTAAAATTAGTTTCTAATTCTTTATTTTGCAATTTTAAACAAAATGAGGCGCTTTTTTGATGAGAGTTAAGATTTGTTTTTGATGAAAACTCACATTTACAAAATTCACATATAACCATTTTGTATAATTACATATTATTTCTTTTAAAAATCATTTTTTACATTCATGTTAATAAATTTAATTTTCATCATAAGTAATTATTTTAAATTGAATTTAATATATTTAATTTTTTTGGAAAAATATTCCAATAAATCAAAATATTTTGAAATAGGTCTAAAATTAAAATTCGAAACAAGGTTATGTTTTGATTTATTTTACTTTTTTAATCAAAATAGACGTTTTTATGGTTGAATTATGACTTTTCAACTTTTCACTTTTTCATATAAATATATGAAAAAACACCTAACACAATTATTGCGCGTGTTTGATATTTTCATCTGGGATGAATTCGTAAAAACGTAAAAACGTAAAAAAGTACGATGATAGTTTTTAGAATTTTGAAATGAAATTATTTCAAAACAAAAAATTTAAAAATTCCAACGAATATTTTTTTCTTCAACATTCAACATTGTATTTTTATTTCATTAGACTAAGATTATCTTTTTTCTTGATAATCTTTTAGATTTTCTTAACGTTGTTCTTCTTGATAATCTTTTAGATTTTCTTAACGTTGTTCTTCTTGATAATCTTTTAGATTTTCTTAACGTTGTTCTTCTTGATAATCTTTTAGATTTTCTTAATGTTGTTCTTCTTCTTTTTATGGATTTCTTTATCGATTTTTGAATATTTTTTTTCAATGATTTTTTATTTCCATCAAGTGATTTTGATTGTTTAATGTTGAAAGCAGGATCAAGTGATTTTGATTGCTCTTCCATTATTTTTTCTATAAATTTGTTAATGTCGAAAGCAGGATCAAGTGATTTTAATTGCTCTATCATTTTTTTTCTTATAAATGTTTTAGTTTGTTCCAAACCAAAAGTAGGAACTTCTGTTATAAACTCTGGTGTATGTTTAAAACTATCTTCAATCAATAATATTCTTTCTTGTTTCAAATATTCTTCATCTAAAAGTACAATTAAATTTTTATTTAACTTAAACTTAAATGAAGATGGTAATTGAGCTTTATTATCATTTTCAATTGATTTTATTAAATTTGAATTCCTTTTATCATCTGGTTTACTTAAAGAAATATCTAGTATTGAATGTTTTATACTTTTTATTTCATCCGTCTTATGAAAAAATTCATTATACTGAATATAAACTTTTATTATTCCTCTATCATCATAAAAAAATACTAACTCAAAATCTTTACAATTTTGTTTTATTGTTTTTAACACACTTGAAGATAATCCTGTATCATCAGAACTACAAATAATATTTCTTTTTTGTATAATTTCATTTAAATCAATATCTTTGAAAAAAGGTAACAAGTATTTTTTAAGAAAATTTAATTGTTCTTCTAAAGTATTTTTTTGTCTATCAGGATAAAATTTATAATCTAAATCATATGTTATTCTTTTTGCTTTACTGTAATACTGAACACAAGCACCTCCTTGTAGTACCATTATACCAGCATTATTCGTTTCTTTTCGAATCTTCTTTAAATAATTGCTTGATGAATAATGAGACATTACATAAATTAAATATTCTTTTAATAAATTGAATAATAGAAATTGTCTTAATTTAACAAGAGCCCATAAACCTGTTGATGATTTAATTGTTGATGGTAAATTTAGAATCATATTTCCTTTTCCATCAAACTTTCCATGAAAAAATTCAGTACGTATTCTTCTAATTATATCTTCATCGAATGTTAAGAAATTTTCTTTATTTTTTAGAATCTCTTTCGTAATATCTATATTTCCTTCTTCTTCCATTTTTCTAATCTTTTCATCTGTATCTTCAATTTCCTTTTTCTTTTCCTCTTCCTCTTTTTCAACTTTAGTCGGTTTCGATTTTGTTTTTGACGGTTTTTTATCTGTTTTTGACGGTTTTTTATCTGTTTTTGACGGTTTTTTATCTATTGAAGTTAAATCAAATTGTTTTAAAAAATCATCAGACGCTGGTTCATATTTTAAATATTCATTTGTATGAACAAATATTGCTAATGTTCTAATTAACTCAGTACTAATAATTGATTTATTTAAAGTAGATAGTTTTTTATCATGTAAATCTATACCTAATAAATTTATACCTAATAACTCTATAAATGATGTCAAAATAAGTTTTTCTTTTTTAAATATATTATCCTTTAACAACTCTTCATCTGAAATTTTTTTATAATTTAAAGGTAATAACATATCCTCCATATATTCTGTTGAATAATCATAAATACCACACATCTGACCTGGAAAATCATGGTCTTCGTATATTTTCAAAAAATACTTTGAAATAAAGTTATATTTATCGCCTCCGCTTTCCAAAGATTTAAATATAGCATCAAAACATTTTTGAATATATCTCTTATTAAAGTCTAATTCATTTTTTGTACTTTCATCATGATCGATTATATTTTCGCATAACAACAAAATTTTATCTTTTGTTACAGGACTCTTTATAACCGAAAAATTTGTATAACTCAAAATTATTTTCTTTTTATTTTCATGATCATGTATCTTAAAATCTTTATATTTTCTGATAGATTTATAATAATATTTTGCTGTAAAATCATTTATATCTACATCCTCTTGTTTTTTAAAAAATTCTAACTTATATAAATAATATATTAGTTTAAAATCAACTATTATTTGAAACATTTCATCAAACTTTTTTCGATTTTTTACTTTATCATTAAGTCCCGGTAAAAATCTATATAAATATGAAAAGGAATTAAAAAGATTTACAATCAAATGTTGTTCTTTACCAATTTTACCTCTCTCAATCGATTGAATCATCCATATAATATTACAATCACTGAGAATTCTATTACTATGTGAAATTAATTCATTAATTATATTTTCTTCTTTATCAATATCTTCATCGCAAAAAATTTTCTCTATCATATTCGTATAAGCTATTATATTAGATATCGTTACTATATTTTCAAATCTATCTACAAAATTTTTCAAAACAACATTTTGTAATTGATTATTTTTTTCACGATCAGGTATATCCTCGTCAATAATATCACAAACATTTTTCATCATACCTTTTTCATCTGTTATCGTTGAAAGTATACTAACTTTATTATCTATACATAATTGTAATATACTTAGTATATTTTCAGTAGATAATTTTTTATTTTTCAATAATTTTTTTTTTAAAACTATTTCAAATAATTTACCTTTTTCAAACAAATCAAATTTTTGTTTAGAAAACCCGTGTTCTAAACTATCATATATATCACGAAATGATAATGTTTCATAAGTATTATCAGATAAATCATTAGGTAAATTATCAATGGATGAATCACTACTATAATCTATTACTTCTGTTATGCGTCTTGGAGGTTTTTTTCTAACTGATGACGGTTTCGAAGGTGACGGTTTCGAAGGTGATGGTTTCGAAGGTGATGGTTTCGAAGGTGATGGTGGAATTATATCACTATGATCTATTTCTTCTTTGTGTATTGCTATTTTTCTTTTCGGTCTTTGATGACTCATTATTTTATTATAAATAATTTATAATAAAATAATATACTTTTTTTATTCATAATCTCTTATTGTTTTTCCAACTGGAAATCTTGGAACTCCATACTCACTCAATTCTTGATATGTTACCGTTAAATATTTTCCTATTAAACTATCTCCTTTTTTATACAACTCTTGTCTCTCTTCTACTGTTCCTTTAGGTCTTACATCAAACTCCTTTCCATTCTTTACTTTACATTTCCAAATTACTGTTCCTTTATCTAAGCCTGTTCCTTCTTTGAAACCTATAATTTCAAATTCATCATCACAAAATGTTTTGTATTTCTGAAGATTTTTTGACCTTGTAAATTCATAATTCCCATCTTTATTTCTTAAAATAACTCCCTCATAATCCTTTTCTATAAATTTTGAATGATTCTCTTTCACATCATCTTTATTTTTACATTCAACAGTATTAACCAATTTAATATATCTATTGTTTGTTGGAAGATTCTTTAATAAAAAATTATATCTATCGTCAAAATTCTTCCCATCATCTATTTCAAAACAATCATAGATATGATACTGAATATTAAGAAGTTTTTCCTCATCTTCGCTCTTCAATTTTTCTTTCTTAACTAAACCAGCAATCTGATTAAATTCTATATCATGATTATATAATTCGCCATCCAATACTAACATAGGATATTTCTTAAATATTTTTGATAACTCATTATTTATATGATCTAAATGTGGAAAATACTTCAATTGTCTCGATTGATTCACTATCTTATTATCTTTCAAATATACAAGACATCTTATTCCATCTAGTTTTGGTTGAGCATAACACGGAAAAATTATATCAATTTTTCTTTTTACTTTAGAATCTGGATCCCATTTATCAGCAAGCATTGGAGAAAACCCCATATCTTTAGGTGTATCAGTTTCACCTTGTTCTTCAGTATATAGTTCCTTCTCTTTCTTATCCTTCCAAGTCTTATCACATATCAAAACTAATTGTTCCTCAATAGTTGTTTCATTCTTTTTACCTATATTTTTTCCTTCTGATACTTCTTTTTGATTATGAACTATTTTACCTCCAATCTGTCCATATTTAATATCAATTAAGAATTGTTCTTTCTCGTAAACTGCTTTAATTTCCCAAACTCTTTCCTTTCCGTTCTTATCCTTTTTATAAAGAATTGGATATGATTTAACAATAGAATCAGTCATTTATATACTTTTTCATTGAAATTAAACGTTTAAATATCAATTTTTGTATTATTTCAAAATGAGATTGAGAAAAAATTATGAAAAAGTTGTTTTCTTTAAAATAAAAAGTAAAGTAATGTCATCAAAAAAAAGAAAATTTGGAGAAATTGGAGAAATAGAAGAAGAAAAAGAAATAGAAGAAAGTAAATTAGAAAAAGTAGATTTAGGAAAAGGATATATTTATGTAGGAGAATTGAAAGATGATAAAATAAACGGTAAAGGAATACTGACATCTCCAACTGGATCTGTTTATGAAGGACACTGGAAAGATAATAAAAGACATGGTAGAGGAAAACAGACTTATAAAAAAAATGATAAAAATGAAGATGATAAAAATGAAGATGTTTTTTATGAAGGACAATGGAAAGATAATAAAAGACATGGTAAAGGAATAATGAAACATGATGACGGATATATTTATGATGGAGAATGGAAAGATGATAAAATGCACGGTAAAGGAAAAATGACATCCCCAAATGGAACTGTTTATGACGGAAAATGGATAGATGATAAAAAGCACGGTAAAGGAAAAATGAAATATTCAAATGGAGATGTTTTTGTAGGAGAGTGGAAAGATGATAAAAAACTTCAAGGAAGAATGACTTTTCAAGATGGAGATATTTACGAAGGAGAATTTAGAGATAATATGTTCCATGGTTATGGAAAATATTCTAAAAAAATTGATTCTGAAAAATATATTTATTATGAAGGAAAATGGATAAATAGTAAAAAGCAAGGTAAAGGAAAAGAGACATTTCCAAATGGAACTGTGTTTGAAGGAGAATGGCAAAATAATCACAAAGTCAATAAAGGAAAAATTACATATTTTAATGGAGATATTTATGAAGGATATATAAGTCCAGATTATAAAAAAAACGGTAAAGGACAATTTACAAGTCAAAGTGGATTTATTTATGATGGATTTTGGAAAGATGATAAAAAAAATGGTAAAGGAAAAATGACTATTATTTCAAGTGGAAATATTTATGACGGAGATTGGAAAGATGATAAATTCCACGGTAAAGGAATATTAACAAAAAGTTCATATGTTTATGATGGTGAATTTGAAAATGGTAAAAAGAACGGTAAAGGAAAAAAAGTATATGAAAATGGAGATGTTTATGATGGAGAATGGACAAATGATAAAATGCACGGTA